AAAGAGCTAGGATTAAAAAAGAACTAGCTGAACAGCAGAGAATAAAAGATAGAAACTTAATGATAACCACAGTCACTGCTTTAGTTATACTAGGTATAGTTGGTATTGTCGCTTGGATTAAGTTCTTGCAAGGAGGATTCTAATGTTTAAACTTCTTGTTATAGCTTGTGCTATAGCAGACCCTAAGATGTGTATAACCTTTGAGGACACACTAAAGAAACTAGAGACTGAGCAACAGTGCATAGAAAGAGCTTACGAGATGAGAAGAGATATCGTAGAAGAATTAGATATGAAACCTATTGTTTATAAATGCATTGAACTTCAGAAAGGTAAATTTACATGATGGACTTTTATTTAAGAATATTTAAATTCTTTAATAAACTTAGTAATTACTTTTACATGAAGTATAAAATAGCTTTAAGAAAAAAACAATTTAAGGAACGTACAAGATGATACAAGCATTAATAGCACCAGTAGCTTCATTGTTAGACAAGTTTATCCCAGATGCAGACACTAAGCAAAAGATTGCCCATGAGATTGCAACTATGTCACAGAAACATGCACAGGAGTTAGCAAAAGGTCAACTAGAGATAAACAAAGAAGAAGCTAAACACAGGTCACTGTTTGTTGCAGGTTGGAGACCCTTCTTGGGTTGGATACTAGCTGCTGCAATGGGTTGGCACTTTGTCTTTGCTCCTGCTACAATGTTCTTCTGTGCTTATCTAGGTGTTACTATTCCAGAATTACCAGTATTTGACATGGATAGTCTTATGACTGTTCTACTTGGTATGCTTGGTTTAGGTGGATTACGTACTGCAGAAAAGATAAAAGGCATAACTAAATAATGGAAGTAGAAATAATAAGTATATTCTTACAAGTATTAACATTACTGGCTGTATGTGCAAACACAGCTATTAACATAGTCTATAGGTTGAAAAAATGAGTCTTTATGAAAACATAAATAGAAGAAAGAAGCTTGGTATATCTAGACCCAAGTCAAAGAGTACTGTATCAGCTAAATCATATGCAAACATGAAAGCTGGTTTTCCTAAGAAAACAGACAAATACAAGAAGAAAACATAATGACAGCTGAAAAAGAATTGATAGACAAGTTACACAAGGAGGTAACAGAACAGTTACTTCTACGTGTACGTAGTGGAGAAGCGACAGCTAGTGAATTATCAGTAGCTGTTAAATTTCTTAAAGATAATGGAGCATCTTTAGATGTTATAACGTCAGACAATCCTATGGCTAGTTTACTAAAAGAACTACCCTTTGATGTGGGAGAGAAATTACAATGAGAGAAGCACCAAATGCTACATTACTTACCACAGGAGTAACACTAAACAATAGTACATGGACTAAACTAGTCAATACTAATGTTAATCGTACTTATATGTCTATACTTAATAATGCCTCAACTTATCCTATTCGTATAGGTTTTGGTCAAGATACTGTAGAACCTACATCAAGTTATCAAATATTAGGTGGACTAACTAATACAGGTACTTCTTCTTTAGGTAATATTGGTGTTTTTAAATTTGGTATAAATGATGCAGTACAAGAGATTGAAGAAACAGTATGGGAATATGGAGGTATCTATACATATCCTACTACTGCTGTAGTTATGACAGTTACAAGTTCTGTAGGAGCTACTGATAATGGATGTGAAATAGCTGTCAACGGTTTAGATGAGAACTATAACGAAGTTACAGAAATTGTTACGTTAGCTGGAGCAGGAACTGCAACAACTACTACAACTTTTATTAGAGTTTTTCGTGCTTACGTAGCAGGTAGTCAAGATACTACAGGTAACGTAACTATTGGTAATGGGGGTAACGTATATAGTTATGTTAATACTGATAATCAAACATTACAGGCTTTTTATACAGTACCTGCTGGTTACACAGCTACACTTTTACAAACAGACCACACAGTTAGTACAGAACAGAACAACAAGTTTGGACAAATACGTCTTGTTACACGTAGACCTAATGGTGTCTTTAGAACTCAAGAAAGTTTTACTATAACTAATGGCTCAGTTAGTCGTTTATATTCTACTCCTATTATTATTCCAGAAAAAACTGACCTTGAGTTTAGAGCTAAAGCCTCTGGAAGTAATGCTTACTTACATGTTTCTTCTACAATGGAAATAATTCTTACTAGTTCTGCAGTAGATTTCTCTAATAGTGCAGATAAGTATGAGTTTCCAGTAGCTCCCATCAATGCTGTATGGGCTAAGACTACATCACCTGAGACACATACTGTGAAAGTAGTACACGATGACTAACATTCCAGAACAACTTAAAGATTTTAGAAACTTTACATACCTTGTATGGTCTCATTTAGGCTTACCTGAACCCACTCCCATACAGTATGACATAGCTCACTACTTACAGAACAGTCCAAAACGTAGCATAATAGAAGCTTTTCGTGGTGTAGGTAAGTCTTACATCACTGCTGCATACGTAGTACATCAGCTACTACTTAACCCTGAACTAAAGTTTATGGTTGTATCAGCTTCTAAAGCACGTGCAGATGACTTCTCAACATTCACACAACGTATCATTGTTGAACTTCCCATATGCCAACACCTCGTTGCTAGAGACGGTCAGAGGTGGTCTAAGATAGCTTTTGATGTTGCACCAGCCAAAGCCTCTGGAAGTCCCTCAGTGAAGTCCGTAGGGGTCACAGGACAGCTAACAGGTTCTAGAGCAGACATAATCATTGCAGATGACGTAGAAGTTCCTAACAACTCTATGACTCACATGATGAGAGAGAAGCTGTATGAGACTGTTAAAGAATTTGATGCTGTGTTAAAGCCTGATGGAAAGATTATTTACTTAGGTACACCTCAGAATGAGATGTCCTTATACAACGTACTTCTTAGTCGTGGTTATGACATGAGGATATGGACTGCACGTTATCCTACTCTAGAACGAGCAGAGAAAGCCTATGGGGATAGGTTAGCACCTCTCCTGTATGATTCCCTCCAAAAAGAGCAAAAGGCTCTGTATGGGCTTCCTACAGACCCTAAACGGTTTGATGACCAAGATTTACTAGAAAGAGAACTATCTTATGGTCGTTCTGGTTTTGCATTGCAGTTTATGTTGGACACATCTTTAAGTGACTCTAACAAATATCCACTGAAGTTAAGTGACTTAATCATATATAGCTGTGATAAAGATACTGCTCCTGAGAAAGTTGTCTATGGTATTATGAAACCCATGTTAGACATTCCTAACGTAGGTTTAGCAGGTGATAAGTTCTATGCACCAGAAGATACTATAGGTAGGTTAGACTATCAAGGCTCAGTGTTAGCCATTGACCCCTCAGGTAGAGGTAGTGATGAAACAGCTTATGCAGTTGTTAAGATGTTAAACGGATACTTGTACGTTACTGATGCAGGTGGTGTAGCAGGAGGTTACTCTGAGAGCACACTGCAGCACCTAACTGACCTAGCAAAGATAAACAAGGTTAACATGGTACTTGTTGAGAGTAACTTTGGTGATGGTATGTTTACTGAGCTACTAAAGCCATACCTGCTTAAGACGTATCCATGTACCTTAGAAGAGGTTAGACATAGTAAACAGAAGGAAAACAGGATTATAGACACCCTTGAGCCTGTTATGAACCAGCATAGACTTGTTATAGACCCTAAGGTAATACAAAAAGACTATGACAGTGTACAGTCTATGCCACCTGATGTAGGTATTAAGTACATGTTAACGTATCAAATGACACGTATAACTAAGGTTAGAGGAGCATTAGCACATGATGACAGGCTTGACGTACTTGCTATGGCAGTCCAATACTGGGTTGACCAGATGGCTGCTGATGCAGATACAGAAATACGAAGCAGAAAAGAAGAACTATTAGACTTAGAACTAGATAAATTCATGTCAAACCTCAATATGAGCAAGGAAAAACCTGTTCAACAGAGTTGGATTGAGTTCTAAAGTTACAACCAAGATAGACTCCCTTTCACATATATAACTTATACACTGGTCAGATATCCATTGTTTAAGGGAGTTTTACTTGTTTGACAGTGTTTAGACCTACTGCTGCTACTAGGAGTTAAAGATACTGGTTGTATTTTGGTAGAAAAATCTGAAACAGTATTTAACTTAGAGGAAACCCCCTAATCCCCCACGCACACACACGCAAGCCTTCAAATATGTGGCACATTTGCAACACTTCTTTAACATGTTCATCATGTGTGACGCAATTGCAACATGTGTGACATTTTTATCACATGTTTATGTCTCTCTCTATCTATTTTTTTCCAATACTATATAATACAAAAAAAACTTTAACTTTTTTTAACTTTTTTTTATTTTATGTTTGACTTAATTTAAAAAGTATGAATATAATTAAAACAATTGAGAATGACGGATAACAGCAGTCTCTTAAAAGCAAAAGAAACTAAGCCTTTTAACTGCACTAAAACAAATCAAACTCAATTAAGTTTTAAGATAACCGTTAAAGTAACAATCTTCTTAAAACAAAGTTAAAGCTAAGTTAAAGTAACAATAACAAAAGGAGTAACAACAATGTTTAGAACAAAAACAATCAGACTTTTTAACGTGCCTTTAGCAGTCTTTGCAACTCGTACAAGGGTTCATAAATCTAGATGGGAGTTAACCAACGGAGACACGTTTAAAGGTGTTCACATGGGAAAGAAAAGTTATTACATATCTATTCCAATCCTATCAACTCGTAAATTTGGAGGAGTAGCAGATATAATTTCATAATAAACTTGACCTAGTGCAATTCTTTTGATAGGGTTGCACTAGTAACAACTTAATTAACTAACTAATGGAGAGTAATATGCAAGTATCAAACATGTACAGTAACAACGGAAACAAAGTAGCTAATCAATTTATAATAACAGATGGAGCAGTAGATTATTTTCAGTCATATGACAGTATGATAGTTAAAAGGACAGAGGATAAAGTTTATCTTGATGAACATTATTGGAATTATTCTGTGACTACTAGTAAATATAGAAATATGTTTCTCAATGAGACAACCAAAGAGACACAGAAGAAGATTAAAGATGGTGTTTACATCTTAACTAACTTAAACTAGGAGAAGCTACGTATGACTGATAAAGATTTATTGTGGCTGTTGTTCAAAGATATGACAGCCAAAGAGATAGAAGAATATAATCAAGCTCATGGTTTAGCAAAGCATGAGCAACTAACAAGACAACAGATTGATAGTTGGAAGGATTAATAACAATGATAAAATTAGATAGTTATAATAGAGAAATAAAACTAGATGATTTAGTTAATATTGATAGCATGTTTAGTTATAAAGCTACTGGTCAGGTTGTTGGATTTACTAAACAAAAAGTAAAAGTTTATAATGCATATTACGATAGAGATATGCTTATAAAGCCAAAGAATTTAACTTTGTTAACAGAATATAACAACTAGGAGGGACTAATGAAGGATAAAGATTTAGCATGGGATATATTTAGAGATGGACTATTATTTGTATTCATGTTAATAGTTACTATAGGTTTTATAAATCCATTCAGTAGCTACTATACATGGTGGAATTTATTATACATGATTAATAACTAAAGGAGAGAGCAATGAAACTAAGTAAGATAATAAAAACAATGGAAGTAATAGAAGAGAAGAGAGTACCTAGTGATATACTGGAAGGGTTTCTCTATCACTCAAGGAGTAGAGAAGAACCTATACAAATACATGACATGGATATAGTACATGTAATACGTGCTTTTAAGAATGCTATGCATAGGTTAGACAACCAAGTTACTGTTGGTAAGATGTATCTTGATGGCATGGAAGCTGATAGAGCTAGGATACATGAGCTAGTAGTGGAGAATAAAAAGCTAAAGAAACAAGTAGAGAATATGTTATATGTGGAGGACGTGTAATGAGTATTAAAGAACTAAACTTATTTAAAGATGGTGTAGCAGATGGGTTATTGTATGGACAGAGAGATGAAACTAAAAACTCTAGCTACTATAAACAAGGATACGACTTTGGTTGTGTTATGTTTGAAAGGTTAGAGACAGAGGAGGAGACACAATGAGTATGTATATAGAACCTATTGATGGGACTGAACATCTAGCTGATGTTGTAGCTGAGTTTAAGTTAGCACGTAAGCTACAGTATGAGCATGAGTGGGACGAAAACTCAGAGCAAGCAGAATTTTATAGACAACGTGCAACCTATTATGGTAGGTTAAAAGATGAGGGAGTATTGTATGACCCCAAGTTTTAAAGAGCTTAACACAACGTTAATCATTGAGGAGCTTAAGGAGATAAGAGAAAGTATAGACAAGCTTACTGGATTGAATGGGTGTGTAGCTTATAATGACGGAGAGTTTTACAGACTTATAAAGAAACTTAAACAACTAGAGGAGAGTATAGAATGACTGAACCCTTAAGTTTAATGGAGAGACTAG